TTAAGTCGCTCCGCCTCGGACAAAGGTCTCATTTAGGGTTCGTCCTCCGAAACCTCATACCCGTATCTAACGGCTTCAGCTTCATAAAGCTTAGCATTGGCGTAATTCCCAGTTACGCTCGTATAGTGTTCGTGCTCCGCGCAATATAGCGGTATATACACAGGTTGACCATTAGCGTTCTTCGCCAATGCTAACACCAGCTTAAGTTTATCATACGTCTCACGATTGATCGTAATCATTTCAGAAGTTCCAAAACTTCCGGTATACGGATTAGTTGCGAGAAGAGTGCCCCATCGAGCACCACCAGCCAGCCCTGCTCGCGCTTCACCTTCGTGTAGAGGATCGCGTGCTTACGCTTATGCTTGCTCGCATCAATGCGCGCCGCATCGAACAGCGTATGGTGGGCGTGCGATGCGCGGTATTTCGCTTCCACGATCGCATTCACGCCCTTCGGCATGATGACATCACCTGGCCGCGCACTGCCATCGTCACTGCGATTGTTGGCACCGGACAAAGGGTTGCGTGTCGAATCCCAGTCCTTTAACGCAATAGCGCGTTCGAAGCCGGTCCACGCACTTTTGCTTGTAGGTCCCGCCATTTAATAGCTTTCCATCTCTAAAGCGGGCATCCGTTTAATTCCTTGCACCGTTTGAGCCAGGGGCACCACGAACACCATTCGGTATCGAGTGGGAGTGTGAACGGCGCGACATTCGTCTTCGCGTACTGGCCCATCCATTCGATTGACGCCGCCCAGCTATCGATAAGCTCCTTACGAATCTCCGAATCGTACGAACGCGCGTAGGCTTTAAGCTCGTGCGTGTTCTTATTCTCGTACATCATCATCCATGCGCTGCTGTCGGGCGATTCCCGATCCTGCCAGCCAAGTATACCGTACGCTTCCTGCTGACGCTTATGGTCATCCTGCGCGCCGATTAAACGATTGTAGTACACCTCTTTGATCGATTTGAAGTCGAGAATTCCTACCCAAGTATCCTGCTTGAACGGAATTGCTATCGCGCGATCGATCGTGCCCGATAGCTGATACTTTGAATTGAACCGCAATTCTTCCGCGGCCAACGTCTCAATATCGCCGCGCTCGTGCAGCGCATCGAACAGTAAGTGGTAGCGGGCGTGCGTGAACGTGCCGTTGTGCAGCGCACGGAAATTACCCGGCTTACGCTTCGCGTCATTCGTCTTCGGCTCGTGAATGATCTTGAAAACCTCAGCTTGCCGACACTTACCCGCCGACGATGCACGAAAGAGCCCTCGGCGCTCTTGGGGGTGCTCCGCATACAGATATTTAGCGGCATCGCGCGAATGGTGTTCGAGATATTTGTCGAACGCGCCCGTCTTACAATAATCATCAATGATCTTGATAAGCATGTTCGACGCCGATTGCTCGGCTTTCTCGTCGGCCTTCAGCGAACTGACTAACGCCGCGAGTGCAGGGTTAAGTGCCACGCCGATACCCGAACTGGCCGTGGTTAGCGGCTAAGTAGTTGGACGCCTCATCGGACACCTGCTTAACCAGCACGTCGCGATCCCCTAGCTCGATATGCTTGAGATAGATCACGGCAACGGCGGCGGTGAAATGCGGCTTTGCTGAAGAGGAATAAACACGTTCCGGAGTCTCTCCACACTCTAACCGAGCCCGTTGTCCGCGCAGTTGCAACAGAAGCGGATCATCGTCAGGAATCATGAAGAATAGATCGCTCACGAGTATTCGATGTCCCGCGCGATCGAGGTTGCATCGTACACGAACAGGTTGTAACAGCCTTGGCAGATGTTCAATTCCACCTTCGCCGCCACCGGGACCTGGATCGTCGTGTTACCTTCTTTGACTTCGGTCACGACGGTCTTCGTAAACGTCAAGTGTACGTACTTCTTCGAGTGGTGCCCCGCGACGAGTTCACAAGGTACGTCGAGTACGGACTTGCGCGGTTCAAATTTGAACAGTTCAGTTAGTTTCATGCGGCGTCTTCTTCCTCTGTTTCCTCGTCATCGAATTCGAGGGTGTCGGCTTCTTCAGGACGTTTCGCGCCCCATCGATCCAAGATGTCCAAGCCCACTTTGAGCGGAACACTAAGTTCTGCGCAGTGCTCCATCGCGTATTTCAGTTGTTCAAGTGTACCACGATTCGCATTTAACCACTCGATCGGCACTTCAAATATCAACTCGTCATGGATCGATAGCAACGGTGTGTACGGCCAATGATTCTCACGAATGAGCTTGTCCAGGGCAAGGGCCGCAATCTTAACAAGGTCGGCGCTGCTCCCTTGGATCGGTGCGTTCCTCGCCTTGCGCTCGCCCGATGCGCGGATACCCCAATTGCCGGACTCGCGCTCTACGTACAGGCGCCGCTTCCGGCCAAAGATCGTCTCCACAACACCTGTATCTTTGTAGAGGTCGACCTGTGACTGCAAGTATGCAGCGGCCTCAGGGTACGCAGCATACCAGTCGTCGATTAAATCGTTACCCTGCTCCTCTTTATAGAACTTCGACGGATCGACACCCATCTTCGACAGGAGGATGTTCACGGTATCTACGAGCTTCACGCCACCGATACCATATGGAATACCGAAGTTGACGTTCTTCGCAACGACGCGCTGTGGAAGGTCCTTATCTGCCTCTAACTCCGCCATCGATAACCCCGACATACGGTGTGCCGTTACCGTATGAAAGTCATGACCCGCAACGAACGCATCGATCATCGCTTGATCGTTCGCGAGATGGGCGAGAATACGAAGCTCGATCTGTGAGTAATCTAATGTTACGAGCACATAGCCGGGGCTCGGGATAAAGGATTTACGAATTAGTGGCCCGATCGCCGCCTTGGGGATGTTCTGAAGATTAGGATTCTTAGCCGCGAGCCTCCCAGTGCGCGCACCGATTCCCGCAAAACTCGTGTAGATGCGGCCGTTAACCACGAATCGTGGTAACTTGTTCACGAAGTTCTTCTTCAGCGTCGCATACTTGCTGAAGTGCTCAAGGTCTTCGATGATCGGATGTTCGCCCTTGAGGTGCGAGAGAACACGCTTATCGACAGAATTCATATTAATGCGACGCAGCCCTAATCCGTCAAATAGCACTTTCGATAGCTGCTGGGGGCTCGCAGGATTTATATTCTCCATACCAGGATACGCCCGGATCGCGGCGACTGCCTGCTCATAGTGTCGATCGATTTCAGGTCGCACGAACTCATCGAAGTAATCCTGGTCCCACGCAACGCCGCGCTGCTCCATTCGGTAGAGCAAGTCCTGATGAGGCTGCTCGATTTCGTACATGAGCTTATAGAGCTTAGGCTGCGCTTCTAAGTTCGGAAGCTGGAATCGATAGAGCGCCATCGTTGTTTCAATGTCGTGCCCTAGATACAGTGTCGCCATGTTCTTGGGCCACATGTGGAAGTTGCCGTCTTGCTTGATCTTCCACCCACTCTGGCCAAGGTACATCTCCGCCAGTGGCTCGATACCGTGGCGGACGTTCTCGTCGAGAATCCATCCCGCTAGAACTACATCATGCTTCGTACCGCCGATCTGAATGTCGAATGTACGCCGGATCGCGTGGCGATCGAACTGTGCGTATGCAAATATCTTCGCAATCTCCGGGTCCTCGAATATATCTCCGAGTTCATCCTGAATCTGCGTCTTATCGAGCGTCAGCGGAGCGTGCAGCATGAAATGCGGAATAATCCAGCCCGTCGAATTGGCGTAAACGCCGATAGCCGTGACTCTGAAGTCCGGCGTAAACCAGTGGATGCCGGTGGTCTCGGTATCAATCGAGCAGAGCTTCGCGGCGCGCACTTCAGCGACACACTCGCGCACCTGCGCCAGAGATTCCACCATGATGAAGTTCTTCGGCACAACGCAATCTCGCTCGCGTGCTTCGAGCGCTTTAATTACGCGGCGATCGCCCTTCGGGGTAAGGATTGGAAGGTCTTCAAATAACGCAACTTGAGTATCTGCAACCTTAGACTTACGCATCCTTCTCCCCGGCCCTCACCGCGTCGCAGACAGCGCAAGTGCCCAGAAGACACTTGCGCTGGTACACCGCCTTGAATAGACGAACGAGGGCCATGAAATCATAACCATCCGTATCGTCCACGGTGTATATCTGCGCGCGTTTGATCGCGAAGGGTCCTAGAACCGCGACTTAGCGTCGGACTTCGCGACAACCGGCGCAGCCGTCGAGGCTTGTGCGTATTGCTTGGCCCGAACGTCGATCTGTTCCTGTTCCGGAACGGGGATGAGCGCTTCGATGTCCGGGATCACGAGGGCCTTATGTCCGGCCGACAACTCGTCCGGCGCGGTACTAAGGCGCACCCATTTGTAGATCGTGTCGGTTCCGGTACCCTTGCGTTTGACCTTGAAATCGAACTCCGTGATGTTCGATCCTTCGGGAAGTTCCTCGATCTGATTGATGACTTCCGAGAGGTTGTCGCGACCGTACTCGATCACATGCACCTTGGTCATGTCATCCTCGCCGCGCACGCGGACCGGGATGTACGTTCGGAGCGACCGCGGCGCGTCTTGAGCGCACAGCGCGCACAGCGCGATGTCTCTCTCTTTGTCGCTCGCGCAACGAGTCGCCTTGATCTTCTGATTGAACATTTGGTGGATGAACAGGGAGACCCATTCATCTTCCGGCTGGAGCACGCGCACTTCCGCGAAGTCGCCGTCCTTCTTCAGCTTCAAGATGCTGTAGGGAAGGCCGGTGTTATCGGCATGGTGCTTAGCTGCTGACTGGTATCCGCGAATTGTAGTAACTGCCCTTACGCGGCCTTAGCCGCAACGTGGTTGCTAACGGTTTGTGCGATTTGTGCGATCTGCTCGAATGTCATCGCGTTGGCGTCTTTCTCTGGGCCAGGGTACGCGACTTCAATGATTGGGACCGTTACGTGTTCAACGAGCTTTGCTCGTATCTGTCGTTGGGCCTCCCGGCCCGGGTCATCGTTGTCCAGCATTAGGACGATTGCTCTAGGTTGCTTTGGTTTGAGGGCTTCGATCTGAGTCGGGGCTAACGTGCTACCCCCGAGGCCGAGAGCGAAGAAGTCCTCATAATGGGCGATGCGGAACACCTGATCGAGGGTCATCGCATCTATTTCGGATTCCACAATCCATGTTACCCCCTTAAGTTTAACATGATTGAGCCCGAAGAGGGTCGAGAGTCGATCACCACCCAGGCTGTAGCGGAATGCCTTAGAAACGCAGTTACGTCGTTTAATTGCTACGAGTTCGCCGGTTCTTGAGAACCACGGGAACGTGATTTCATTCTCCGCGCGATCGTAGCCAATATCGAAGCGCTGTAAGGTCTCCTCTGTCAATCCGCGCTCGTAGAGGTACTCATGCCTAAAGGCGTACTTTGAAAGCGGATCAGCTTCTGCGAATTCACCTGGGCCGGACTCCCGGCGTGCAGGTGGCTCTATCTCCCCCCTTTCGACGCCTTTGCTAATCTTCCTGCATAAATCCAAGCACTTGTAGACATTCCAGCCGGTGTACCGCATGAGGAAATTCTCGAAATCACCTCTGGCCTCGCACCTAAAACAGTGGTACACACCAGGCTTGTGCTGCACATTGATATACATATGCGGGCGCGAACCCTCTTCCTGTTCGTGGAACGGGCAGTAAGTCACCGCCTCCTTCTCGGTCGCGATGAAGTCAACGTCAAGTCGATCGAGGATCGCCAGCACGACATCGCCCGTTATGAGTTTACCGATGACTTTCGGTGCGTCGAGACTATGCGGGCGCATTTTAGAAACGATGCTCCGGGTGCGCGCCGCGTTCCATCTCGACGTTCGCAGGCGCGGCATCGTCAATCTCGGTATTGCCGTGAACGATCATAGCTTCTCGAATGCGGCCTCGGTCAACGTCGTGACTAACAGAGATGATGCGTCCCGTAGGCGCGTTGCGATTCTTTCGAACCGCCAAGTGAAGTCGGCCACGGAGCTTTGCTAGGCCGATGGCAACATTCGTGAACTGTTCAACGCTTCCAGACTCAGCCATGTGATGTAAAGCTGGGATAAGCTCATCGACCGTAGACGTTCCGCGTCGCGGGCGATTTGATTCGGAGTTACGATTCGCTTGGTGCGCCACGCGGATTGGGATGTGTGTTTCGACTGCAATGTCTTTCAACTCTTTCATAGTCGCGAATATGGTTTTACGAATGTCTTTGTCGATCACCCGCGGCATTGTTAGCATTACGCCGTCAACGCAAACGAAGTCGGGCTTCTCGATCGCAATCGCACGTGCTATATGCGCGGTAGTGATTTGACCGCCCAGCGTGGTCGGCTCATAGAATAGGATCGGAGCACCACGCTTAAGTTTCTGCATCTGTGTGAGGTACGCAATCCACTCATCATCCGGCAATAGTCCGCCCATAAGCTCGAATGCGCTTACATGGAGGTTGTATGCCGTAAAGCGCACCCCGGTCTCGAACTTATCCATCTCGGGACTGAAGTACAACCCCTTACGCCCCTGCTGCGATGCGGCGTACGCACCGTATAACAGCACGAGTGATTTACCGATACCTGGCCTAGCGAAATAGGTCTCGATCGCTCCGGGCTGCGAACCGTTCGTTACTTCGTCGAGAAGCTCGAACCCTAGCGTGATCCCAGACTTATCAGGATTCTCACGACGGCGCTGCGCTTCCGCGGCGATGTCCGCCATGTCCCAAAGATCACCATCATGGCGAATCGAACCATGTGCATATGGGCGAAGATCGAGCAGCGCGTCCTGCATCCGGTCGATCACGTCGCGCGGGTTCAGTTGCCGCAGCGAATCAAGCTCTTCGAGCTTCTGACGAATCTTACCGTCGAGAATGTCTTGAGCTACTTCATCGGCCAACCATTGCGCCGACGCTTCGGTGTCCTCGAATTCGAAGTCGGGGAACTGCGTAAGGAACGTACCCTTGTCAGGCATGAGCCCGAACTGTGCATGGTACGACTTAACGAAATCCCACTCGGACTGAAATCCGTCGAACATCTCGTCCGACAGTAACGTGTCGCTAGGAAGAAGCTCGTGTGCGCTTATGAGCCGCGAAAGCAGTTCACCGTTACGCAAGTTTCACCACGCGCCCCGTATTCAACATCTCTTTGATCGTCTCTGATACACCTGGCATACCCTTAGCCGCCGTAACCACAGTAAACTTCCCAGCGTTGCGCCTTTGGCGAATCACCATCTCAAGCGCAAGCTGATCCTTCGCCTCGACGCGATGCAATTCAGTGAGCACCAAGAATTTCGTGAATTGCGCGACGTTCATAATGTCCGACTCTTCGCGCCAACGATCCTTGAACGCGGTAACAAGCGACAGCGCGTCAGCGAAGTAAAAGTTAAAGTTGTCCGGGATGAAGTATGTCGCCTTATCGATCCAGTAGCGCGTCAACGTCGCAGCTTCATGCGTGCGCTCCGATTCGGTTCCCCCGATGATTGTGAGGATCGGCACGGGGGTGGTTAACCACGCATGGAAGCCGGGACCGAGTTCTGGCCAGCGCACCGGGTCGAGTTGCGGTGCAGGGTTACACCATGCGAACCGCGGTAGATTTGCGGCGGCGAAGAAGTCGTTCGGATCGGTAGATTCGCTGTAGTCCCTCACATGAATCTCGGGTCTAGTAACGACTCATCGGCTTGCTTATCCCAGTGCTCGATCGCGTACTGGTTTACGCGCTTGAAACTCATCGCGGAATTCATCCACGCAGTGGATTGCGGGTTTGCGAGACATGCGAAGATGATAGCAGATGCGGCGTCATACCCGCCATACCGCTCCGCAAACTTGGCCCAACGTGGCAGTTCCTCCGCCACCTTCGGCCGTTTCGTCAGCGTGGAAAGGAGCCCAGCCAATCTTTCCCCGTCAACTACATAATTAGTAGCTCGGGCCTTCTTGGATTTTATGCCTGGGCTTGTCTGCTGATCGGTGGGCGGTTTCCTGGTCGAGTCTTCTTTGGCTACGGTGTAGACTCCATTGACTGGGTATCTGGGCACGGCGTCTTCTCCCTCCGAATTTTGCCGGGGTATATATGTATTTTCTTCTATTCTTTCTTCATAGGATAGATGGGGCTCCCTGGAGAGCCCCACTGGGGCTCCCTGGAGAGCCCCAGGAGAGACCCCGAGAGACCCTTCTGGGGCTCCCTGGAGAGCCCCAAGGGGGCGCTGGTGACCCCCAAGGGGGCCGCTGGTGTACCCTTCGCCGGTCGGTATTTCGATGTAAAATTCGCGCTTATGGGTGCCGTCGTTAACTCGGATGACTCCCGGAATCAGTAGCGAAATACGCTTTAGGGCTCGTCTGATTGCGTTGCGCCCCAGCCCAGTGTAGTCCATTATGGTCTTCGTGCTGGGATAGACGTACGCACCTTTGGTGCCGCGGTGGAATAGCATGAGGACGGTTAGGACCACGAGCGCCGAATGATCGTGCCGGAGCGCCTTAATCCAGGAACCGTATATGCGTCCATAGGGATCGCTAGGCGACATTTGCCGCACCTTCGCCGCGCACCCCTAATCTTCCTGTCAAAACACACATAGACGTGTGCGCGCCGCCCGCTGCTGTTCACATTTGCATGTTCGACGTGATACAATATATGTGAATGAAGTTGACTGAATTGACCTTCTCACTCGGCAGTACGATGCCACTCAGGAATCAGTACGCAAACGTCAAACCGCACGCTAGTGCGAAGATCGTCTTCGACGAAGAGGTCGATCCCGGCACTTCCGAAGGTAAGGCGCTGGTCACCGCCGCCTTCAACCATCTCGAAACCACGGTCCTTAATCAGATCGCGGTATTCCGTCAAAACTTCCGTGCAGCTTACGGAGAGGATTCAATCGATTGATCGCCTCACTCATTCTGGCCGCGATTCGCTTCAAGCCCGGCGCGAAGCCGGTGAACGGAGATACAGAATAATGCTTATCGCTCAGTCGATCGTCTGCATCGCGTTTACCGCGAGCCTCACGCTGTGCGGCCCGCCAACGTCGCCACCGACTCAGTCCCCAACCGCATCGCCGACTCCGACAGGAGCACCAACGTGGACAGCAGCCCCGCAACCTTCAGCGACTCCAACGACAACACCCCAAGCGTCGTCGGCGCCGACGTCTCCCCCAGCTACCTCCGCGCCCTCGGCGTCGCCGCCATCGAAGCCGTCACCACCTTCGTCGACGCCGCCGGCAGCAGCCACGCCCACGCCATCGCCAATCGTTACGGCGCCGCCGCCAACGCTTTCACCAAGCCCCGCGCCAACGGCTACGTGGTCACCGACGCCAAGCGCAAGCGCATCACCGACGAGCTTTCCGACGCCGCCATCGCCATCCGCGACTCCAAGGTCGGCACTGCCGACGGCCTTACCGACCGCATCTGCGCCATCCTCGCCGAGCCCGACTAGCAGCGCCTACGATCCGCCGGCGGGCGTGCAGCCGTACTTCCCCGGCAATCCGTTTGGCGCGCTCGGCGGTACGGTCACGCCGAACGCTTCGTCTGCAGCGTGGCTCGCGTGGGATGCAAAGCAAGGAGCGCCGACATTCGGCGCGATGTTCGTGCAACTCGCCCCGATGCCGAGCGCGCAAGAGATCGCCTTCCCGGTCTACATGAACCACGCTGGCAGCAACACGCCGGTCAAGATTCACTGCGCCGAGCCGTGGGGTGCCTGCAACGTCGAGGGCCTGACGATCTACATCGACCCGCGTGAGCTACCGCAAAGCGGCGGATGCCCGGCGACCGGCGGCTGCGCGGCGGACAACCACTTCGCATTGATCGACCCTGCCGGCGGTTACGAGTATTGCCTGTGGCAGACCCAATGGCCGCCGGTCAACGGCGTGCTGACGGTCGGCTTCGGCGGACGCGCGGCGCTCGCCGGAAACGGGTTCACGAATCCCTCGAAGCCGGGCACGGGTTGCGCCGGCGACGCGAGTGATACGCCGCTCTCGCTCGGCCTCGTGCGCGCGAAGGATTGGCTCGCGGCGATCGGGTCGCCGAGCGGCGTGTTGCCCGGCGCGATCAGCTACGCGTTCGGCTGCACGGGACCCGGTCCACTTCCGCCGCCGTTCATCGGCGCGGGCGACGGGCAGTGTGCTGGCGCGCCGCCCGAAGGTTCACACCTGTACCTCGCGATGCACGACGCGCAGGTCAACGCGCTCGGCGTCGCGCCACTGGTCGCTGTGCTCTTGCGGACGATGGACGAGGATCATTACGGCGCGATCGCGATCGACTCGGGCGGCGGCCCGTCCTCGACCATCGGTCCGCCGAACTTTGAGAGCGACAAGACGTACACGGCCTGGGGCTTACCCGCGCCGTACCTCGCGCAGTTCGTTCCTGAGGCGGTCAAAGAAGGTCTCCCGACGTGGGTCGACGCGACGAACAACCGGCGCGGATTCAATTTGCCGTTCCCGTCGTCGGTCACGTGGGGTAGTTTCGTTTATGCCGCACATTGACCCGCCGAGTGTTGCAGCGATGAACGACCGAGACGTGGTACGCGCCCACCTCATTAAAATTCTCGAAAATCCCTACAACGTGTACACCGAAGAAGCTATTGCCGACGCCATCCTCGACGCAATCAACGCCAGTATCGCAGAAGCGTTCGCGGCTCGCGGCGGTCTTTGGGTGGCGAACGGCGTGAATATGGACGCGGTTGTGCGGGGCGAATCCGGCGAGGTTGGTTCGGGCGACGTGGCGGCGCTGCGGCGCGCCTATGACTGCGCCGAACCGGAAGTTGAGGTGCTGCGCGGGCACTTCGTTCTCAGCCGCGACCTCGACGCCGCACTCGAAGGCGAGAAGCCATGACGCCCGAGACGCAAGTCCCCACGCCGCTCCTCGTCGCGATCCTCGTGTATCCGACCGTCGTTTTCGGCGGCCTGGGCGGCTGGTTCTTGTTCGGCCACGTGCTGAGGATTGGACGGACCAGATGAACGTCGAGCGCCCGGCGCAGGATGACGCGACGCGGTCACTGCGCATGGATACGCGCCGGATACATCCGGGATCACCCCCGTCACGGATTCGTGATACGATAGGCGGGCCGCCTTCTTCTTGCAAGGAGAGTCAACATGGCCGCAGTCGGCGGAAGCCTCATCGGTGGGCCGTACCGAATCGATGTCACCCCTCAAGCTCCGGCGTTTTGCGCGCTCGGCAGCGATTCGCTACCTGCAGTACCGGCCAATGCGCCGTTCACGCTCGTGGGCGATACTTCGAATTCCGGTGCGATCGGACTCGAAGTGACCCAGGGCTGGATGCACGTTCGTCCGGCCGAAACCCAGCACGATATTGCGCAAGGTTAGCCCGTTGTATCCCATTAAGGGATAGAATTGGCCGGAACTTCGCATATGTGTGTCGAAGACCGCCTCTAGCGGGGTAGAGAAACGGCATCTCGCGTGCCTCATAAGCACGAAATACTGGGTTCGACTCCCGGCCCCGCTAAACCGCCTCCCACTTTTAGGATCGATATGAAGCAACGCCTCATGCGCATCATCGAACGTGTCGAACGTATGCACGGTGATCCGAGCATCAAAGCCGACGTTCTCGAAGACCTCAACTACTTGCTGAGTATCTGCCCCGACTAGATGATTAGGGTCAGTGCCGCGCAAATTGGCGATAAGGTCGGTCTGACGTTAACCGTCCATGACGGAGAGACGCTTGCGCTTATCAAGAGTGTCGAAGGTGCCGAGTATGACTATACTCTGCGTTGTTGGACGATCCCGCCCGCCGGTCTCGATTATCTCGAAGCGGCGTTAGGTAGAAAGCTCGTTCTTGATTCGGCACTACAGCACGATCGCCCACCAACACATGCACCGATCACCCTTATCGAAGACTTTCGACCCCATCGAGAGACTTTCACCGAGCGCTTCGATCCGACGAATACACGCACGGCTACGGACTTTCAATACGTCGGCACGAGCTTTCTGGTACAGAATTCGCACGCGATCTTAGCCGATGAGCAGGGGCTCGGGAAGTCTAAACAGCTAATCGATGCGGTGACGTACATCGGTGCCGTTGCGCCGCAGATCGTGCTACTTCTTTGCAAGAAGTCGAACATCGGAACATGGATGTCGGAAATCAAGCAGTTTGCTGCGGAGCCGGTTTACTGGATCGCGGAAGGTACGAAACAGCAACGGGAAGCCGTATACGAAAATGTTCCGAGTATGCACGATCTAACGCGGGCGGGATTCTTACTAGTCTCATACGAGACAATGCGTAATGACATCGACATCATTGCACAGATGCAGTTCGATTGGATCGTCGCGGATGAAGCCCAGAAGGTTAATTCCAGCCAGTTAAATGGGCAGTCTAAAGTTGCCGAGGTGATTCACCGGCTCTGGGCTCCGCGTATGACCGTGCTGACTGGTTCGCCGATGATTAACGCACCGCTTGACGCTTGGAATTTGCTCCATTGGATGGAACTCGATCCTCGTCCGTATGAACAATTCGAGGAAGATACCTGTGAAGTTGTCGAAGTTCCGAATGGGCGTGGTCCGTATTCCGGTACGCGACGCAAGGTCAAGCGCTATAAGGCCGAAGGACTGAAGGCGCTCCGAGACATCTTCTTCACCTCGCTGCTCCGGCGTACGAAAGAAGAAGTGCTACCGTCACTGCCGGAGAAGCAGTATCGTACGATCAAAGTTGAACTCAGTCTGGACGCGCAACGCCGTTACACGGCCGCGGAGAACGACCTTATTCTCTACGCGAGAGATGCGGACATACCGATTTCGCGTATTCCAAACGATAATGTGCTGAAGATGCGGCTGCGTCAAATTACAAGCGAAGATCACATTCCGCATGTAGAGAATATCGTGCGTGAACGCGCGGGTAAATCGATCGTGTTTACGCAGTTTCGCCCGCAGCTTGCGGCGCTTGCACAAGCCCTCGATGATCTTGAGCCTGCGATAATTCACGGAGATACACCGCACCGTGAAAATGAAGTCGAGACATTCCAAACAAGCGATTCATGCCGCGTGTTCCTCGGTAGCACTTACGCGTGCCGAGAAGGGCTTACTTTGACAGCCGCAGAGAATGTGATCTTTCTCGATTGTGAATGGTCACCAGAGAATCAGAAGCAGGCGGAGGATCGTGCGCACCGCATCGGCCAGAAGTCGCCTGTAACGATCTTCAAACTAATCTCTGTTCAACGTAAGAAGTCCCGGAAACATGGGACGCCGCTGCTGACGATTGATTCAACTATCATCGCAACGCATGCACACAAAGCTAAAGTCATGGAGCAAGTATTGTGAACGACCATCTTATGTCTCTCGCTGAAGTTGCGAAGTTCTGTGGGCGTAGTCCGCAGACGCTGCGGAAGTATTACTCCGAAGGTGTGCTGGCCGAACCCGCGAGCGCGACGAAGTACGCAGGTGATCGCACGTTACGGCGCTTCACCTTACAAGAAGCCGAGCGATTGAAAGCCGACTTCGATAGCGCTCCGTACGGTACGTTCGCGAAGAGAAAGAAGAACGCCGCGCAGTCGCGTGGCTAGGTCGATTAATCCGATCTATCTCAAGATTGTCGATATGGACCGTCGCTCGCAGGCGGAACTGTTGACGAAGATCGTCGAGTTCATCATCGCCCCATTATCGGAGGATGAAGAGCGTGCTCGTGATGAAATCAAGGAGTTAATCAAGTGACCGTCGAGAATCTGTTCGAAACCTATCGCGACTGGATGCGGCGTTCGAAAGCGATCGAAGTCGAAGGTGTGAAGCTGAAGCTGGAGGTTGAGAAGTTCCTCGGCAGCGAAGACGCCCTCCTTCTAGGTGAGCGCGACGGTATGCGCTATGTCGCCGCGTGGCGGAAGCGCGATAACCGCAAGCTCGACATGCGCCTCGTGACCGCGATCGTGCGAGCGAAGGGGGCACTGACCGAGGAAATAACGGAGGCGGTGGTTCGGGAGGACGCGGTCGAAGCCCTTGTCGATGCTAAAGTGTTGGGGCCGGACGATCTGAAGGCTTGCCTAACTGGAACCATTTCACGGTATGTGCAGGTTACACCACTCAAGAGCCCCGAGGAAACCGCTTAACTCAGGAGGCGGGTCAGCACGCCGACGAGGGGCCGGCGTGGACTGGTCACGGGGCTTAATCGGGAGGACCTTGTGTGGTGTCAGGGTCCTCCCGCCTTTTGATTTGTGGTATGATGGGGTAGATTATGGATTTACATTGGTTGACGTTCCCCTCCCCGCATGGGGAGTGCTTCCTTTGGAACGTGCCGTTCATTGCTACAGATGTCATCACGCAATCATTGATTGGCATCGCGTACTTCGCGATCGGGGTCCTTTGTGCCACGATCCTGCGATCGAAGCGCTTCGACGTCTTCCAGCAGAATTGGATTGCGACGAACTTCGGGCTGTTCGTCTTCTTCTGCGGAGTCCACCACTTCATTGAGGTGGAGAACATCTTCAGGCCAGACTTTTATTTCGCCCTAGTCGAGGACATCGTACTGGCGTACGTTTCGCTCGTCACGATGGGTGGAATTGCCATGGCCCTGCGCAACCCGCCCAAAGACGCGCTAGGCGGCAATCGGATCATGCTCGTGCGCCCGCCCACAAACTTGCAACCCCCGCCCGAGTAGCGTAGTCTAGGTGGTGGGCGGAGTAGTTGCCGACCGTGTATACCGTCAGTAAACAACTGACAACAACGACTGGGCGAATCTCGCCTACGCAGCGTAAAGCTGTACAACCGGAAGGGGGCTCGAAAGGGCTCCCTTCCCATTTGCAACCTTTCTCCCGCCGGGTGGGTTTTAAGTGGTGTCGGTTAGTTGCTGGCCGGATGGGGAGGGGTCCCCAAGCCGAGTCAGTTCTTGAACCCCGGAGGAGGCATCCTCGCACGATCGACCCTGAACCCCGGCCCTTATCAGGCCGGGGTTTTTGTATTGCAACCATTCCCCGACCCAGGTGGTATAGTAAGGTGTGCTGTAGACACGCGCGTGGAGGTAACAACTGACAAACAACGACTGGGCCTTGATGCCCTTGGCCGCGTAAAGCGACCACAACCGCGAAACCCTCGGCGAAACCCCCGGAGCAGGCCCCCTTCACAAGGGAGTACGATACCGGGGGTTTCGTCTATCCCCACCAGGTGCAACCACCCTTTGAATCGGTGGGTTATGAGGGATATGATGACTAATCGCGAACTTTTCGAACGGACCTATACTGAGGAGTTAACCGCAGCAGTCCTGGCACATCCCGATGTATATACTTGGCCGATTGATGCGGTCCCCCAAGTAAGCGCACGAATGATGTTCGCCATTGACCGCAAATCCTACAGCAAAGATAGCCTCGCCATGCGGGCTACGTGCAAAAAACTCGGGATTAAATACACGTACACCGCTATTGATGCGTTTGTGCGGACCTAGAAAGAAAGTCCTCGATTCAAAACCGGGGACTTCTTACTTTCACTTCTCGTCCGCCGTGTCCGCCGAACCCCGTTTACGGCGCTTTTTTGGCGCTGTGGCGAGGCTTTGAGGCAGCGGCGGTACAGTTAGGTGAAACCACCCTTTGAATCGGCGGGTTATAAGGGGCATGACCACACAAACTATCCACCACGCCAGCCACCCCGACTTCAGCGTCGAGAACTACGACCTCGTGACCGTCTTGGACCTCACGCCCGAGTTCGGCGGGCCGTGGGGCTACTCTGCCTACCTCAAGAGCGGCCAGAAGCCGTGCGTGAAGGTCGGCCGGTGCAGCCATTGCGGTGCCCACCTTCGGTATGCTGCCGTCCTGGAGCACCAGCAGACCGGCGAGCGCATCATGGTCGGCGAGGACTGTCTGCACAACCGGTTCAACGAGTCACAGGTGGCCTTCACCGCCATCCGTGAAGCCGCCAAGGCCCGCGCCGAGCGCAGCCGCAAAGTCGGCAAACTCGAATCCTTTCTCCGGGAGAACCCGGACTTCCGCCCCCTGGTGGAGCAAGACGCCTGGCAGTACGGTGACTTCGTCGGCGACGTAGTCGGCAATCTCACCCAGTACGGCGAGCTTAGCGAACGCCAAGTGTCGGCAGTGCGGCGGGTGATCGAATCCAAACAGCGGTTCCTAGCCCAACGCGAAGCCGACAAGGCTACGATGAGCCCCGCCCCCAGCGGCCGGGTGACGTTCCAGGGCACGGTTCTCTCGGAGAAGGTCACCGAGGGGCGCTACGGCATCGAGCATAAGATGCTCGTGAAGGCGGACGGGGATTACAAGGTCTGGACGACGGTCCCGGCGAGCATGCAGATCGACGGCCTCAAAGGCGCGAAGATCGAACTGACCGCCACGCTGACGCCGAAGTCAGACGACCCCACCTTCGCGATCGGGAAGCGGCCTTCGGGCCGCGTCCTCCTCCCGGTGATGGCGGCGTACTAGTCCGCTTCGCGCTCCGCTTCAACACCGCCCCGGGAACGTCGTTTCTTGGGCGCTGTAGCGGGGCTACGCGGCAAGTCGGGTATCTCTAGCACCTCATCGACGAACCCTTCTCCTAGCGCCTCCTGGGCGGTCATCCACCACTCTTTCGAGTCGGTCTGGGCGACGTAGTAGTCCACCGGACGGCCGGTGCGGTCCGCCCACTGGGCGAAGGCGAGCTTTTCTAATTTGTGGGAGAACTCCCCCATACCCACCATTTCCGACGAGGAAAGCTGGGACTCTGGAAACAGTTGCTCCTCATGCGTCATAAGGGAGCCGGTCGCTTCGATCGTGCGTAGGTCGCAGGCCTGTAGAATATCGAACGCGGCGCTATAGGCGTACCCAACGACGTGCGCATGAACCTTACGGCCCTGGCGGCGAACTTCATTGATCTTCGCGATGATCGCCTGGCCCAGGTACACGTCGCCGCCATAGCTGCTGATCCGAAGCTCTAGTGGTTTGCCATCCGGTAGCACGGCGTGGACGTTCTCCATCGCCCCGATAATTGCGTCTATCTCGGCGGCATCTTCGAGCGCGCCAAGGATGTACACGATGCCCTTACGCACATGCGGATCGTCGATGACGCCTTCGTATGGGACGATCGACACGAGCTTACGGAGCTTCCAGTCGTGGGCCTTGGGATCGTCCGTAACCTCGTAGGCCGGGTAGTTCACCCGGTACAGGTCGAGCAGGTCCTGCCGTGTCATTCGTCGATCCCCTCCTCGAAGTCTTCGGGCACGTAGTACCCCTGCCCCTGGAATAGCGCACTGCCGTTGCGGATTTCGATCAGGTGGGCCTGCCACTGCGTGGCTTTGCCTTCGATGTACTCAATCGAGCACAGCCCCTGGTGCCAGTTCGTCCGGGGCCGATCACCGGGTACTTTCATCACCAGGAGCCGCCTGGCATTGATATTGGCACCAACCTGACACAGACAGCCCGTATCGATGATCTTGAACGTCTGGCGGCCTTCGTAGCCGTGCAGCACGCTCGGAATGATGGCCTGCTTATGCGTATGCCCGTGCAGAACACTGGCCGAGAATTCGCCCGGCTTTGGAGGCGCGTGCATTATTGCCAGGTCCGAGAAAATGAAGAGTTCCCCGCCGGGATACGATCCTTGGAGTTTAATTCCTAGCTCGTCGTAACGCAGTAAGAATGCTTCGCTGAAGACCGGCCATTCCGTCGCATCGCCTGGGCGGCGGGCGCGAGACAGCCCGAGTGCTTCGCGGTTGTATTCGAGCAAGAAGGTCTCCGGCCGCATTTGGTGGTTCGAAGGTATCTCGACGTGTTCGCAATCCGGCGGTGCGGCGGCAATGAACCGCGCGGCCCATTCGTAGCCCGTCTGGATCGAGCGCTGAGTGACGCTGAAGAACTCCGGCCGCTTCTGCCACCGGCCAAAGATAGGCCAGTCCATACGATCACCGACGCCATAAACAGTAGTCGGTTGCAGGTCGGTGATAATCTGCCGCGCAACTTCCATCGCGCGCGGATCGTGACTCGGTTCCATCGCGCCGGTATCGATGTCTCGGAGGTACCCCATCTGCATGTCCGATAACACCACCTTATTTCGGACGGGGCGCAGGATTCGGGGCACGTCTACGTGGATGATCGTGGTCGGCTCGGCCGGTTGCATGAGAGGAAACTTCGGTGAATGTGGATAGAGGCGCGTCTTTGTGGCGTAGAGTCCATGCGCTTCCCACTCGCCGTCTTTGTTCTTAATTCCGCCGCCCCACTCGGACTTGTCAACGAAGGCGATACTTCCGATCGATTCTTCGTTAATGGAGGCGTTCTTGAGAAGCTGTTGAAGGTGATTAGGCTTCTCGTTTGCGGCCTCGATTAGGGTGGGAGTCTCGGAGTCGCCCGCTAGGCGAATACGGCTGAGGCGCTTCCTAACCTGTGACGCGGAGAGCCCGACCGCTTCCCCTGTCTTAACAGCGTCGTGCTCTAAATTCTTGTAAATCGATAGGAGCGCGCCATCACTTATGATCTTCGACGGAGTTAGATTCAAGTTGTGCCTACTTCGGTTGAGGTGGCTGGCCCGGGGGGAATGTGGCTGAAATCCAGTTATGGATCAAGCCGACGCCAATCGAGTATCCAATGTAGGTAATCGGATGCACTACGAGGTATGCGGCTGTTCCTTCGCGAGGATGCTCAAGATACGTGTCGAGCGCCGTAGCGATGACCGCACCGACCGCGCCACCTGTTTGTGCAGCCACAGTCTTCAGGATCGGGTTCGACAACCATTTCAACGCCACAGTAGGATATTCCTGCCTTTAACCGCACTCGTGCTCGTGCGGTAGTGCGAATAGTGCCTTATCGCGCGTTTCAAAGACGCCCGACGCGCCAGACGAGAAGCGGACCTAATTCCATAGTGTTTTCCTTACGAGCCGAGGTGCATCGGTGTGCCGTGGATCAGCGAAAAGATGGCGCCGAGAAACCCGACGAGGCCGAAGAATATGCCGATGCCCCCGACCACGAAGCCCCAGTTTTGGGCGCTAGCCGAGCGCGTCTCCAGGACGGTCTCTTTGGCGCCCGAGTTCCGGCCTTCGCCGCGCGTGATGCGGTCCTTGAGGTCTTCGATCTTCCCGTCGAGCGATGAGAGTTGGGTGCCCGTTGCGGTTTTGCTTTCGCGGATTGACTCCGCGAACCACTGGGTTTGTTTCTCGACTGCTTCCTTCGCCGCGCTCAGCGCCGCCTGTAAGGCGACGTCACGGTCGGTGAACTGAACGTCGACACGCTTGAACTTCTCGTCATGCAGCTCTTTGAGATGCATGATCTGCTTGTCGATTTCGGTCGGCACGCGGGTTTGATTTTCTTGTAAGAGACTTGTCGCCTTATCCATGGCATCTAGCCGCGTGCCGAGCTTCTCGTTCAGGGCTCCGAGTTCGCGCCGTAACTGATCGGTCGTGAGCCTCGTGGGGTCTGGCCGCGGCTTCCACTCATCAGCGTTGTCGCGCTCGTCGCTCATCGCTTTACGTCGCCAGTCTTGTTCTCAGCAAGCGACCGGAAGCGGGTCGACATGCCGCAGATTATGATAAGTTCAACTAGCGCGATTACGATCCCGGTCATGTTAATTCAAAGGCGTCAATCGCCACATAGTTGGACGTTCGCAGCATTTCGCCGTTACGTTTCGCTCGCGCGCCGACTTGTGAAGCATATGCGGTTGCTTCTAAATCGTCGGCCGCTTGACCGAAGTAAGTATGCCCGATCGTTGGACGGTCGGTTTGGATATAATGACAACCTAAGTCGACTAGCGAAACGAAACGCGCGAACTCCCCGAGCCCTTCCTGGCCGAGATTAAAATCTAGGTCGGCAAAGGCGGCGCGGCGCGCATCGCTCATGTTGTCAAAGTGGGACGTTTGCAGGATCGCACGAGCTTGTGGAATGATCGGCTCGTCGGAGTAGTTCAGCAGCGCGCCAACCTGCGGCACGGTGAGGCCCAGTGTACCGGCTTTGACCGCCGGCGTATCTTCACGCGCGACACCCGCGGCCACAAGCCCTTGCGCCCAGTCCGGTCGATCGAGATTGAATCCGCAACCGATCGTGGGGATACCCATCGAGTCCAAATACATTCGAAGGCGGAAGCCCTCGTTATGCATGAGGCGAGCAGCAAAGTCTTGCTGCCATTCCTGCGTGGTCATGTTGACAATCCTTTAAGGGGACTAGGGGAGGCGGCATTTATTAGTATAGCGTGGGACGCTGCTCGGTAGTTAGTAAACTTCTGCAATAAGAGTACCGCCACCAGGCTGCGATGAGGTCAATGTAGATCGGTCCGCTGGACCCACATGCGAGGCGATTATGGAGTAGTGACACGGAACCAGCCGCATAGCGCGCGGGTCTTCTGTCCATAAGGGTGAAGACCGACGCCGATCGAAGCCGGACCCGCAATCCAGTTTGATAGCGGCTCTTGGTAAACGAGAGAGGCGGAAGCGGAGCCTCCAAAGTAGCCTGACGCCGAAAGGTAGCAGTTGAGGTACGTGCCGTCGTTTACCATTCTAACGTACAGTGGAGCAGCGAATGTTGGCGCCGCGCCGAACACCGCATCCGAGTTGTAGCTGTAATCCGAGTTGAGGTACATGCGATCGACGTTCATCAACGAATTGCCGCCTCCAGCACCGGCGATTGTCCCAAAGCCAAAGAACTTACCGTTCGTGCCTAGCACCCAGATTAGGCAGCCATTGTAATTGCCAGTGGCACCATCGATCTGAAGCTTCGCGGTCATGGTAAAGGGGACGCTTGGAGCGGTCTGGAATATCCCGTAAAGTCGATCTAGCGTCGTGTACGGCGAATCTATGAGGAGGTAGCCAGGACCAGAACCAGTGTTGTCAGGTGCTGCCGAGCGCAGCGTGTCTCCTGAAGTGGCGTTGATAATGGACCACTTAGACGCAAGCGTTGCACCTGTGAACTCATCGTCATATGTTGACGGGGACACTGGCGGGACGTCGATAGGGTAGTCGATGTAGGTAGGCGAACCTCCACCTCCACCGCCTCCTGTGGCCTTTAGATCGATGTTCGAGCCAGAGGGCGTGATCGTGACCGAGCTATCTGAGGACGACAGCGTAATTACCGGGCCGGTCTCACCTGCGATCGAAGTGATACCGCTACCACCGCTAGGGGTCGCGTTCTCCCACTTACCTGCCGACGAGTTATAGGTAAGGACCTGGCCGTTCGTGGGGCTGCTGATTAAAACGTCTGTGTCGCCCGCGAGCGTGGTCGGGTAAGTGGGGATCGTGACGTTAACCCACGCCGTGCCGTTCCACTTCAAGAACTGCCCAGAGGCTAGGCTCGATAACGTAACATCGGATAGCGTGGCAATGGAAGCGGGGGTAAGGGTCGTGTTCTCCCACTTTGAAGCCGCTGTATTGTAGACGAGCGCCTGTCCATTTGTCGGCGAACTAATGGATACGTCGGACAGGGCGGCAAGCGAACCGCTCGAAGCGTTATCATTCGTCCACTTCGTGCCGTCCCACGTTAGCACTTGGCCGGTCGTCAGCGTAGTAAGCGCCACATCCGAATCATTCGCAAGCGAGTTCGCACCCGGCTTGAGATTAGTGCTGTCCACACCGCCTACGGTGCGCATATCCTTATTACCGACGATACCCATTATGTAACTGTGAACCTGTGACCTAGCAAGATGTGGCTGTTCGTAGGCGGCACACCCTTCACGACGTGGATCGCAGGGCCGTTCGTACCCGCGCCGAACTGCGTGAGTTCGTTGTCCGTGAACACGACGGTGTAAACCCCAGGGCCAGTCGCCCCTGACGCGCTGTCCTTTAGCTGCACCGTTATGTTACCACCGCCCAACGCAACGAGGGTGTTTGAATTGAAAAACCCGGACGGCGGATCGAACGTCACGGTCGGCGGCGTAACGCCGTTATTGTTCCCAACATAGTTCATACCACTCTTGAGAAAGTAATTCACAAGCTGCGACGTGGGTTTCGTCAAAGTGGTAATCGCCGCGTTACCCTTCGATTGCGCCACTGCAGAGTAGTATGCGTGATCGATAAACGGTCGCGGAGCCGTAGTGTATACTTGTTGCTCGACCCGATCGTCTTGCCCACTCTGGCCGAAGATCGTCACGACGCGCACCGCACGAACCTGCTTGATATTGCCGGGGTGGGTATTTGAAAGCTCGACAAGGTTATCCGCGTTCGTTCCCAGGTACCATATTCCCGCAGTCGCATTTAAGCCTGGCTCGTGAATTTGAAACCATTGACCGGCCCGCGCGTAGTCCGTCGCCGCCCATTTCGTGAACTGCCCCTGGGGTTGCGGGTATCCGTTGAGTAACAGGTATGCCGTCGCGTAATTCTGAAGCGATTGCTGCGACAGTAGAGAGGAGTCAGTGACTGACTTTTCTGACAACCCATAGAGGCTGATTGAAGTCGAATCTTTGAACGGCCCGTAAAGCTGTTGGCCAGTAACCGGGTCCTGCCCGCCGTAGAGCGCGATGAGATTGTAGAGGTTCTGCGCGCTGTTCTGGATCGTATAGCCGTAGATCGTGGCGTCCTTGAACTCGGCAAAGTATTGATTCGTCAATACGCGCGTTGGCGTGTAATATCCGCTCGGCTGTTTCGATGGGTTCTGCTGCGGTTGAATGACAATCCCTGGCAGTCCGTTACGGACACCCCGGCACCACCACTCGTACAGGTTCCCGGTCTCGTCTAGCACCTGCTTCACGACCTGATTCACGCAATCGTCAAGGCCGCTGCCATCGAAGGTGAGCTTATCGAGGCCGAATTGAATTGTCGAGATAAACGAAGACCGGAAATGATCCGAATCAAGATAAGTGCTTAGCAGATGAATGAGATACTCATCGGCATACTCGATCCCGTTATCGGTACCGTTCGGCTGCACACCGGGGGACAGCGTCTCAGTTACGATCGAGCGCGACATGAATGTTTGCCATCCATCGGTTTGAATCGTAACGGTCTCACGATCACTGCTCTGATCGGCTTGTGTCTGATCGATTTCAATCACATAGCCGTCATACCAAGGATCGATTGAATCCTGGAGGTAGAACTGCACGCGATAATTGTAATTGATCCAACCTACGTCCACGAACGAGCGGGGCACTACGAACGAACCCTGGCCAGAGCCGCCATTAATGATGTCCTCGAATGATCCCGAGAGCGCGTCCTGGATTGCGACCACGAGGGTGCCGCTCGTATCGAATACGAGCAGTTGAAACTTCGGTGTAACCGCGGGGCCGATCGCATTAACTAGCGGGTATACGAGGTCTAATGGAAAAGCATACGATCCCGTGCGCGCGGGATTCGGCGCACCGCCGCTCGGTAATATCAATGGACTCGTGAACTCGGCGTCGCGAACGGGATTCGGCTCGATCACCGCAATGCGTGTTTCAATAATCCCAGTGCGCGTGGGATTACTCGTGATGACTACGAACTCAGGTTGCGGATTAGGCTCGGCCATTTATTCGAAGCGCAGAAGCAGGTGGGCCTGAGTAGCCGCCCACCCGTACAACGCGAGCGTGGGATCGTGGGCGTTGCCGGACAGCGCTATGTAGTTGTGCGATGAGCCATAGACGGTCAGCGCGTAGGCGGTGTAGGCGGCAAAATCGCTTCCTTGATACAGTAGGAAATTGTACCCGGTCGGATACGGCCGGACGTTGAAGCACACCGGCAGCGCAACTCCGAGTGATGAGCTTGTCGCCATCGTCGGCGCCGCGAGATTAACTGCCGCTGGCCAGTACAGTAGCGGACCCTGATCGCTTGGTAATGATGAAGCGCCCAGCATTTGCGACGTTGCAAAGGCTCCGCCGCCAGGCGCTACCGCGGTGTTGGAGTTTCCAAGTAGTAGGAGTCCGTCCGCCGTGTCTGCGCCGGTCGAGGCATTCTTCGTACGCTCGATCCCGATCGCGTATTCCGCGTAATAGGTCGGCCCGGTATAAAGCACCATCGCGAAGCGATCCGTATCGCATACGAAGTAGCATGTTTGCGGCACGCTTATTTCGGAACTCGCGACGTTCGAATTACTCAGGATGTATGTGACGTTGCCGGTTAGGTTACCTGCGCCGTCCGTGCTCGTACCAACGGAGAACAACGGCATACCTGCGACGCCGTCCGCGTCACCACCCAGCCAGCAGTTCACCTTCACGAAGAATGGCGCGGTGCTCTGCAATGAGTCGCCCAGATGAAAGATCATATACGCGCCGTACGCCGCCACGGACGTAGGCCAGGATGCCGGATCCACTTGTCCGGTATCGGAAGTCTGCGTCCAGCCGCCCGTCGTAAATGCAGTCTTAATTGCAGCGGCAACTGCCGCCGCGGCTGTAGCGCCGTACGGAACTTGCAGCAGCGTCTTTAATGTGTAGGGCATGTTGCTACTCGAATCTCATCAATATGCTAGCGGGTAGGCCGTACGGATTGGTAAAGAACCTATTCGTTTGCTGCAAAGCCAGAAACGTATGATTGTTGCCGTCCGTCATCGCGATACTCTGTGTTGAGTATACCGGGAAATCGGACGAGAAGTACATGAGGATTCCATAGCCGGGATTATACGGGCGGAAACAGAATGGCACGACGGCATTCGTTCCGACTTGAGTACCAACCGCCATCGTGATTTTGCCGTTGTTATACGCGCTGACGAAGCTCGTATTGTGCCCCGCGACCGCGCCGCTGAAGGGAATCACCATGTTTACAACGGCAGCTTGTTGTAAGCCGTTTACCGCTTCGGAAGGCTGGCAGTTTACACCGCCGTATGCCGATATGAACGGGGACGTACACTGAAAGATGATCCCTTCATTCGTGTCATTACCCGCTAAATCTTTGGTGCGCTCGATATTGAAGAAGATCGCGCTGAATATATCCGGCCCTTCACCGATCGCCATACCGATGCGATTCGTATCACCAGAGACGTACCCGAATTGGTGCTCAGAAGAATTAAACTGGCCGTTTACGAGGATGCACAGCGGGCTAAATTGCGACCCATTGATATTCCCCCCACCATCAGTGGATGTGCCGACTTGAATACCGATCGCCGTGGGAAAGTACTCGGCGGCCACTTGACAATAGAAGTTGACGCGGATATATACCGGGTTCGTCGATTGCAGCGAATCAGTGAACTTAAAGACTTGATACTTCACACCGTCCGGGTCGCTCGATGCGAACGTACTGGTCTGCCCAGTGTCCGACGTGCGGGTCAATACGGAATTCAACGCCGTCGCAATCGCGTTTGCCGCCTCGGCGTAAGTCGCGCCGCTTTTATCGGCTTGGGAGAAGTTGAACTGAGATGCTACAGACATTCGGCCGCCTTAGATGAAAGTGTCAAGGTAATCGACAGTGACATCGAAGTTACCGCCGCTGGTACAGCTAACATAAAACGTGCAGCCCGCGCCAGGAGGAATGAAGGGAAAGAACTCGGTGAAGTCGATTTCTTGTGTGTAATCCGTTGGCCGCACGAATCCCATCGCATTCTGCGGTGACCCGCCGCTCGGAGTATAGACAGCCGCAATGCAGCGATTCTCTGGTCGGGGATCGCAGTTAATGACGAGTGTATCGCCGCCTTTCAGCGCGAGCGTACTGAAGGCGATCTGCTGTACGTTTCCACCGACTTCCATACCAATGATCGGACCATTGCCTGCCGCCGCGTCCGTCATTCCCAGCCCAGTAATGGTAATCTGTGGAAAGGCTACGATGTTACCGCCATGTGTCGCGGTAAAGCTGAACGGCGTCGATCCGCTTACGCTACCAGTCTCGCTATGCTGCGTGATCCCGTAGGCGCGCGGATCATCGCAAATGAACTTGGCGTCGAAGGTGGCGTATCGCCATTCTCCGTAATCTTGCTCGGGGTTGCATTGTAGCTCGGACAGGAACGCGAGTCTAAATCGATCCCAGCGCGTGAAGAGGAACGTGTGTCCCTGATTCGCAAGCCCCTGTAACTTGACCCTCTCCGCCTCCAAATCATTTGCAGAGACGATGGTCGCACCGGATGAACCAACAAGACCCGAGCCCACAAGTCCAACGATATTGACCTCTTTCGCGGCGAAGTTGGTGTTCAACGGAATCTGATCGCCGAAATTAAACGGTACCCGCTTCTGATCGAGTCCGATCTTCTGCGAGTCAGTCTTCACTTGACACGTTAACGGGAAGTTGTAGGCACCAAATACCATCTGTCGGAAATTCCAAAGAGACCCCCCCGCGGTGTATGTCGAGGGATCGAGGAGTGTTGGTAATCCGGATGGTAGAATTGCAGGCATACTTTACTTCGTATACGAGTCACGGCCGTACGCATTCGCGCTATTGCGCTGCGTGCGTTGCGTCATTGCGCCAAGCTGAGTCTGGACTTCGGTCGCGATCATCGTACCTACTTTCGAAGCTGTCGCGGCATCGGTGCCGTGGACGTTACCGATCGTCACGGAGACCGTGGGCGCTGTTACCGCCGTACTTGAGCCCTCGCCAGGCTGCACGGAATATCCGCCATTGACAGTGGAGACGCCATTCCCAAACATACTAGCAAGATTCACGTCGGCAGCGTTACCGAGCGTTCCGGCCAGCGAGCCCGCCGCTTGCGTGGCCATGTTGAATTCATTCGTCAGAGATTCGAGGGCCGATACCGCGACCTTCACCCCGTCGCCCAGCGTAAACATACCCTGGTGCTCACTCGTGATCCCAAGGTCCCCACCAGGACTACCACCCGCGAGCTTTAAAAGCTGCTGCTGCATCGCTTGCATTGACGGGGTCAGCGTTTCACTGAAGCTATTCTGCAGCCATGTAGACATCTGTTCCGCGATGCTCGTACCACCTTGCGCGGTGTTATCGGCCGCATCAGCGGTGTACGCCTTACCGCCGACCTGCGGAGAGGCCCCTTGATAATCCGCAAGGAACTGCCCGTACGCTGCGGTATTACCCACTAGATCGGGATTGTCTTTCGCGTTCAGTTTCGGCCCAAACAACTTCATCGCGCCGCCGAAGATAGTCGTCGCGACGCCGAGCGCCGCCATTGCCATACCGACTTGCGGCAGAATTCCACTGAGTGATCCGAAGAGTCCGCCGCGTCCGCCACCACCGCCCGATGCTTGCAGCGCTGCCGTATTTGCCGCGGTTGCGATCGTGTTATCGCTCGTGCCGCTCGTCAGATCGCCAAGGCCGCCGGTATTGATCTGCACGCCGTCCATTGACTGCAGAACAGAGGCATTCAGGTTCTGCTGGTCCTGGGCCAGCATTGTGGTCGCCGATACGTTCTGATTCAGTTGGCTCGTGAGCGCGCTCGATTGCGAGCTATCAGGCCCAGTCGGCGTGGGCGCTCCGCCACTTGCACCGCCGCCTGTGATCTTGTTGAAGAGCCCCGTGAACATGCCGAGCAGTCCGCCGCCATTTGAATTCTGGCCGAGGATGCCCTGCCCCATCATAAGATAGAGCACCATGCGAATACCGAGCAGCGTGCCCGCCATCTCGCCGAGCTTCGTCGCCATCGAATTGAAACCGGCGTTAAGCGTGTTGTTCGTCTCTTCTTGTTTGGCAATCAGCGGCCCCCACTTACCCGCGTTGTACTCGTTCGCGGTGGGGACATCATGTGTGATCTGCAGCAGCGGCACGGCCTGATTGAGATTGTTCAGATTGGTCGTGAGCAGCTTGATCTTCTGAATACCGAGGCCGAACACGTCAAGCAGTTCAACGATCACGTTGTACATGACGATGAAGACGTTAACGATGCCGATCAGGATACCGAGGAAGAAGTCGATAACCGGACGTAGCGCATCGAACACCTCGGCGACTGCCTGCGTGATTTCCTTGAACGCCGCCATGATGTCTTTGAACGACCCGGTCTGCTGGAACAGCGCCTGGAACAGCGTGACGAGCGGATTACCGCCATTGATAATCGCTTGGAACGCTCCGAACAGCGGGCCGACCGCCTGTTGCGCAAGCGCGACAAAGCCCTCACGGACCTTGATAACCGAAGCGTCGGTCTGAAGCTGTTTGTTTAGCAGCTGCTGCTGCGCCGCCGTCAGCGCATTCGTTGCGGTCTGCTGGTTGTTCTCCGCATCTACGAGCGCGATCGCGGCGGCGTTGCGCTTCTCTTCTGTGCTATGCGCCGCAGCCGCCACTTGTTGCTGGGCGGCGATCACGGCGTTCTTGGCCGAGGTCTCCTTCAGCGTGGCGAGCGTTACTTCATCTTCGGCGTCCGCGAGTTCCTTAGCATAGGCAATAGCGCCGGTCGGATCGGGGCCAGTTACTTGAGTATCGCGCGCCGTCTTACCGGCCGTAATCGTGTTCTCTTGAGTCGTGAGATGCGCATTCGCCATTTTCTCGACGTACTCAGCCTGCGCTTTGAGAATCTCAATCTTCTTTTGTTCGGCCGCAAGGGCATCTTCCGCGGTGACCTTACCTCGCTTACCGAGATTGATAATCTTCTCAAGGATAGCAATCTGCGTCGCGTAGGTCTTTGCCTTGTCTTCTTCCTTGTTAAGCTCCTCGGCGCGGATGGACTGCTCTTGTTTCTTAAGCTCGACCATCTTGTTCTGCATGTCGAGAGCTTTGAGGCGCGCTGAATTAGCCTCTGCTTCCATCTCAACGCCAGCACGTTGGTAATCACGCTTCGTCTTCTGGTCAGAGTCACCCGCCGCCAGGCCTTTGAGTTTACGCGAGCCTGCGTCGGCCGCCTTCGCGAGCGCGATCTGCTCAATGCGCTCGCGATTGGTTTGCCGCACCTGCTGCGCTAGGTTCGCTTCGGCTTCCGCGAGTCGTTTCGGCGTATTGATGTCTCCGAGTAATTTGTACTCGGAGGACAGGCGCGCAATTTGATATTCAGTTTGCGCGATTGCATCCTTAAGGGGCTGCAGCGAGTTCTTGATCTTCTCGATGGCCTCTGTCGTTGCTTCGCCGCTGCCGCTTTTGGAGGCAGGTACCGGACCAAGCCCTGCATCTCCGCTGACATCCGGCTTGGCATCCGGCTTTGGCCCCAAGCTGGGGTCCCAGTTCTCGTGGTTCCTGAAGTCCGCTTCGCTAGTATCGTGCTTCGCCTCGGCAATCTTCTTCAGGCCATCGGCCAACTTCTGCGCGAAGGTCGCAGCCGTTTCGGCTGCGTTTCCGATACCGCGCACAGCTTCCGCCACCCCATTTAGGCCGGGGACCTTCGCGATTACATCGGCTAGCGCTTTTACACACTGACCAATGAACGAGAGCAGCGTCGCGAGCCAACCGAGTATGTTGTAAATCACGCGCTGGGCACCGCGGTTCACGTCATCCCAATGTGTGGCGAGAATGGCAAGCGCGCCGCCGATAAGTAATATAAGTGCTTGCCAAAGCAGCATTGGTGGAAATACGACATCCTCGCCCGCTGCGATTGCGGCAAATGTCGCGATAGCGCTTGTACGAAGCGCCGTGAAGGCCGCGATTGTCGCCTCGATTGCGTTGGGGATTGATACGATGAGCCCTATAATGAACTCGGCGACGGCCCCCGCATTAAGCGCGAGCCATACAGTCCCGAGCGCAATCAGCGCGCCTTTGAGTTTGTCGAAGTTCTTAATAACGTCGGCGACCGCTTCAACGACATTGCGAATTACTTTCGCAATGTCGGCCACGACAACTTTGAAATCGGACCAGGCCTTTTTGTTATTTACCGCTGCGCCAGTTAGGTCTGTCACGATTTGGATAAGCGGGCCGAAAGCGTCGAGCAGATCGCTAAGTGCAGGCGCTACATACTGATTAAATGCGGTTCCGATGTCCGTCGCGACTTTGACAATGATCGTACCGAGGTGCTCGAATAGCGCACGTATGCCGCCGATGTCGCGTGAAAATAGCTGGGCGAGTATACCTACCGCGATAATGACAATGTTGAGACCTGGAGCCCAGGCGGTGAATAGCTTCTCGAATGGCTTTAAGAACGTCAGGGTCTCTGAAAGTGCTGCAAAGGCATGCTCGGCTAATAGCACGCCTGCGCCCAGAGCGCCAAATACAATTCCAAGCCGCGAACTATCTGATATGTCACGAAAGCTCGCCATGAAGTGTTGAACTGCGGTGTCAATTGCGAGGAACGCGTTTACAAACGGCGCTGCGAATCGCGCATAGAACGCCTTAGCGGTGTCTTCTAACTCATCGGTTTTCGAATGCAGGGCATCGAAGCGATCGAGCATTTCCTGTGGGAGAATGACGCCTGCCGCTTCGGCCTGCGCTGCCATTTCCTTCAACGCTTTGCCGCCCTGATCTAGCGCGGGCAGCAATGAATAACCAGCACGTCCGAACAGCGCTACTGCGGCAGCGGACTTCTGCGAGGCTTCCTTCAGGTTGGAAATCTTATCGGACACCAACGCCAGATTCGTCGTGATGTCCTGCGTCCGCATCTGCTTGGGGTCGAGCCCCATGCGTTCCAAGATCGATCGCCCATTATGCTGGTCCGCTGCCGATGAAATGGCGCGTTGGAATCGGGCGAACAGCGCACCGGCGGAATCGGAGCTTACACCGACCGATGCGAAGGCGTATTGCAGCTTCTGCAGGTTAGCTTCGCTGTCGCCGGTTTCGATCTTGAGTGACGAGAGCCGATTAGCGTACACAGCGGTTTCGTCTACTGCATTCTTGACTTTGTCAACGAAGTCCAACATCGCCGCGGAGACAGCAGCGGCGATGCCGCCGCCGAATGCCTCGCCGAATTCATCGGCGGCAGTGTCACCGGCGGCTTCCGCGACGTTACCGGCGTGATCCTTCATATCGTCGCCGATGTTATCCCACGCCGCATTTACCTGATCGCGCATCTGGTCCAAAGCAGACTGAAGCGAGTTAGCAACTTGATTGAAGCCTTCGACGGCAGAATCAACTTTGCTAACTAGCTCAGCTACTATGGAGATTTCAGCGTCGGCCACTTTGGTTGTTTAGATTCCCTCTCTTGTACGGAAGTCCGCAGACTTGCGAATTTCACCAGTCTTCAATCGCATCATCTCCGCGAGGTACACCGCACGAATCTCTTCTGGCAGGTTCTCGACGGTCGATTCGATTGCAACACCTTCGAACGCGCCCAGCACGTCAGTCAGTGTTTGCGCACCGGCGTTTAGATCGGCGTCATCTTCATGCCCGACATATCCGATGATAATCTCGCGAACGCCCGCCTCGGCGCGTTGCTGTGTCTGCATTTGTTCGCAGTAAAGGAGCAGTTGTGCGAATGTAATGTCATCCCAGACGTATGTGTCGGTCCATCCGAAATGCTTGCAGACAAAGCCGACGACATCGATTATACCGCCGTCTGCTCGGCCGTATTGCTGTCGCGCGTCGGGCCTTCTTGCGATGTCCGGCCGACCGGACTTGGCTCTTTTGGGGAGAACAGTTTCTCCAAGCCGTTCTGACGGAGGAAGATCGGGAGGATGAGTTGCAGGTCGAGCAGCACGTCGAGCTTGTCATTAATCCAATCGAGCGAAATGTCGTTGCCGCGCGAGAGGATCACATGAATGAGTTCCGGCACTTTATCGATGTTCGGACCGAGCGCTCCGAGGATCGCACCGAGACTGACATCCTGGCCAGGCCTCAGGTTCTCGACAAGCGGGACGAGGAGTTGCGAGATTAGCTGATATGCGTTCAATAATTGGCGCGGTGACAGCGGTCGAATGGTAACTTCGCGGGCTTCTGGCCCGCTTCCGATCGTTACCAGTTCGGATCGAGCTTTGATGACGTTAATCGCTTCTGGCGGGGTGAACATCTTCCAGACCCGTTCCTCATTCTTCTGTGCGGAGGGGTTGGACGGTCCGGCACCGGGATACGGTCGATCGGGAGACTGGTCGGCCGGTAGGACTGCCGGGGAGGCGGTAGTGTTCAAATGGAAAATCCTTCTTCGAAAGAGGGCGCGCTAACAGGTGTTGCGCTGTTTAAACTATACTGGGGGTACGAAGTCGCGGCATAGTGCGGCGACCGTAAAGGAATGATGTATGCCCACCACACTCCGAACCGTCGATACGTCCGGCTCCGGTTCGCGGAAGGAAGTCGAACCTTGTGATCCTCCACGCAAGCGCGGTCCTAACTGCAAATGCGATGAGAATGGTAAAATCGAAGAGCGTAAAAGTAACGCGCTCCTTTCGAAAGAGGCCTAAACAATGAGTTCCCCCATCGGTTCGCTCGCAGATGCGTTAGTCGCATATGTCGACGCGAACAAGACCGCCATCCTCGCCCTAGCGGCGGGTGAAAATCTCAGCATCTCTAGCCTAGTCGAGTCAACGGTGCTCGCGCTGGTCCAGAAGGACTTCCCGGCCCTGTATCCGTTCCTTCAGGGATCGATCAAGGGCGCAGGCCCGCAGATCATCACGTTCCTCGGTGGCGAGGAAGCGGCGCTGTTCGCCGTCGTGGATGCTGCGCTCCATACCGAGGCCACGAAGCTCGGAGGCTAATTCCGGGGGCGGGTTCGACTCCCGCCTGGTCTGCCAAGATGAAGAAGACCCCGGGTTGTCCCCCGGGGTCTTCTTGCTAAATGAATGCTTAGCCTTCGCCGAGGGCGGAGTCAGGAATCTGCGCGTTCGTGTTCGGGAGCGCGTTGAACCGGGACAGGTCCTGCGTATCGTTGTTCGAGTCGCGGACGCGGAGCGTAACCTGGGCAGTCGAGGTCGCCGCGGCGGAGTCCGTTACGATACAGGCGTAGGTTTGTAGCCCTGTGGGCTCACCACGGCCCGCGTACGATGCCTGAGTCTGGCCTGCCACGAGATTACCCGATCCGGGCGTGATCGATGTCCCAGCGGCACGATACCACTGATACGTGTAAGGGGCCGTACCGGCCGCCGTTACGATGGTGTCGATGCCTACGGTACCCGCCTTTGCGGTGTCGTGGACAATGGAAATACCGAGAGTTAATGCCATTAGATGAGGTCCTCTGCCGGAGCCGGGTCAGGAGTGATGAAGGTGACGGTGCCCACGTTGGGGGTAGGGGTCGGCGGTGCCGCGGCGGTGGACTGCAGCACGAGACTGCCGTCCGTAGGCTGGTCGGCCGCATACGTGAGCCGATCCACTATCGGTGTCACCCCATTCACATAAGCACCCGCGCCCGCTAGGACATGGACGCCGTAATCGCGCGTGAAGGCGGGGAAGTCGATCGCCGCTTCGCCGAGCCCATCGGATTTCGCGGTGCGCACGGCACCCGAACCGTTCGACAGGTTCTGAAACCGGACTTCGACATATGTGAATGGGGTGACGCCGGTAACGGAGCAGGCCATTCCAGCGGCTGTCGGGGTCGCTTTAAATTCTAGCATCATGGTCCTTACTGGCAGATTGTTTCCAGTATAGCATTCGCGAAGGTGCAGGTACAAGTCGTCGCGCTCGACTTGTAAGTAATGGAAATGATGTTGGCCTGATTCGTCACCAGGGTCGCGGTAGTTGTTAAAACCAAATTGAAGACTTGGGCGACGACGATACCGGTGATGCCGGTTGTCGCAGAAGTACCATTCAGAATACGCAGTGCGCCAGTAATTGAGCCCGTCGCCCCAATCGCTTCGACCGTGAACGTAAGAAGCAGTTCGAACGGAATCGTTGTGCCGGTGGCGGCGGATGTTATCGCTGCCGTGCCAATGGATGCGTCTGCCGTAGTCCCGGCCGTACCGGCTCGAACGGTAATCGTTGACGTGCCCGCCGCGGACGCGGTACATGTACCGAGGAGCGTCGCCCGCAAAGTTGTGCCGACTAACAACCCTGGGCCAACTGGCGCGGAGCAGAGGACGGTTTCTGTCGTATTGATCGCGGTACGCATCGGCGGCGCGGTCGTCGCGCCTCGGCCGGTGATCGCCATGCCGGAATTAAGGGAGTAGTTCTTGACGGTGGCCGATGTGCTGCTATCCGTGACGGCGGCCGTCGTATTGCCGCGTACATTGTTGCCCGTCAGGGCCAGTACGTTAAAGGCGCCCGCATTAAACAGCACCCCGGTACCATTCGCCCCGATACCGCCCGTGGGGCCAATCGTGTTCCCGATCAATTCGACCGTCGTTACGGTGCCGGTCGACGGCGTGGCGTTTACCCCGGCCGTGACGTTCCCGGCAATGCGCGATAGCGAAACCTTGATGTCCTGGCATCCATTGACAAGGACACCATTCACAGCGTTCGAGTATATGTCGCAATCGACAAGGTCGATTGCAGTCGGCAGGGTCGCGGCCGTTGACGCGCATTCGAAACCGCTCGACGTGGTCGAAGATGACAACCAGCAATTTACGAACTTGACACGCTGCACATTGCCGGTGCCCTGAATCTTCACGCACGAACCGCCGGTGGCGGTGTCGAAGTACGTGTTAAGCGCGTAGACACCGAAGACCCCATTCGGGGAAGTCGGATTAAGACGCATATTATTGACGGCGCGAATCCAGTCGCAATCTGAAATGAGCAGCGACCCGCACTGATTTACTTCGCAATGAGACACGGCGGCCGGTGCGCCATCACATACGATGGCGTGCAGGATCGAATTCACGTTCGGCCCGTTGAACTGCATGTCGAAGTTGACCGTGCTAGAGAATGACGAATTGATGGTCGCGCAGAGTGTGCCGTTATGCAGGATGCCGTTATAGCACGCGGCAAAAGAGCAGAACCGTGTATTGATGTACACGTTCGAGCCGCCGTTGATTGCGTAGCCGCCCGTCTTGAACTGGACTGCCCCGCTTGCCGTCGTGGTCGCCGCGACAGCCGTCGTACAACCCGCAAGATTCGTAGCGGTCGAACTCGTAAAGTTTACAAGTGTCCATACGTTCTGGCAGTTGACGTAACACGATCCCGCACCACCCGCGCCGGGAATGAAGGCGTTCGAGGTGATTGGTAATGACACGCCGCCGGTCGTCGGGATCGCAACCGCCGCACCTGTCAGCGTTGTCGCATTACCGTTGAACGAAATATTTTCGAAGGTCTGCTGCCAGTCGCCGCACGTAATGAAGTCGGCAGACTGCGACGTGCTAAGGAATATAGTCTTGAATTCGCCAGCGCCGACATGATGGAAGTGTTTACCGGACGGGATGGACGGATTCGTAGCGCTGGACAGCACCATCGTACCAGGCGGCCAAAGTAAGACGCTCCCGGAGGGCGCGGCGGCATACAGTGCGTTCAGATTCGCAGAGTCGTCCGTCGCCCCATCGACGTTCAGATTTTGATACGAGTTCGCCGTAACGAGTATGATCGTCGCGTTCTCAAACTTAGAGAGGAACAGCTTATCGACCGCGGCCAGCGCACCCTGTAGTGTGGTCGTCGCCGGGTTCAGCATCGCAGTCAACTGTGCGGTAGTCAGGTCGAGCACCGGACCAGTCGCGCCCGTGTTGTTGCCTTTGACCGTGTTGGCGACCATCTGTGCAAGTTGCGTATTCGTCACACTGGCCGATGTTAGGTTCCCGCCCGGAATGGCGGTGATGTTACCGCCAGTTACCGTCGGCGCGGCCGCGAGATTAACGACGGGAGCACTGGACGAGCCGCTAATGGTAATGTTCGGCCCAGTCCCGCTTACCGAGGTCACGGGGGGCGTTACAAGCGAGGCGTCCGGGATGGTCCCCGCGGTGATATTCGCGCCCGAGATTGCCGGAGAGCCATTTATCCCGACGATCGGGTTCGTTGCGGTCCCAGTAATGAGGACATTACCATTCGCGGCCGTGACCGATTGAACGAATGAGCCCGACGCAAATTGATGCGTCGCGCCGGTTGAATCGATGTAATACGGAAGCCCCGTCGTCGAGTCCATGTAGATCGAAATCTTCAAGGACGACGGCGCGGTCGGTGTAGCTTGCGAGGTAAGCGTCAGTACGGAGGCCATTATAGGATCATTAGCTCGCCTTCAAGCGTCAGCGCGCCTTCGGCAGTCACTGGCCCCGAGCAGACGACACAGGTACCCGCCGGTACATCGTACGTCGTACCTGCGGGTATGTCGGTCGTGAAGTATGCGCTGCTAGCCGGTAAGATCGATGGATCGATCGTATCGGGAGAGGTAATCTGCTGCAGCACACCGCCGATAACGGTGATCGGCTTGCGCGAGGCCAAGCGC